TAGGTTCGCCGTTTTCGCCTATTATTCCGTTGTCATACAAAACACCTTCGTAAGCTAACATAATAGTGTTTTCATTCATACCCGAACCATCAGAAGAATCAACATCTCCGTGATCCCAACTACTTAGTAAAGGATTTATTAATGTATAGCTAAACCAATTTTGTAAACTTAATTGATATATTGTTATTGATTTAAAAAACGGCTGCTTATAAAAATTATTCAAACCATAGTTAGGAGTTCTATTAGAATATTTGTCTCTAGGATTAAAACTTCCATCAGTTGTAGTTGTACTAGTAGATCTAGAGTGATTTCCGTCTTGATAGTAATATCTATAGTATTCTTCAAGCATAGCTCTTGTTGCACCTAAATTGTCATCATGAAAAGAAATACGTACATCATCGTAATCTACTCTTGTTTGCATATTTTTTTTACGATTATATTGTTGTTTGTTTTCTATACTTGCTTTAAACCCTGGTAAGTCTGCACGTTTAACTAACACACCTATTTGTTTTTTAAAAGTTTCTGTATTTGAGTAAAATGCAACATCATCTGTAGTTTCAAACACTACATGATATAAAAATTTAGTTTTTGGAGAAAACAAATGTCCATATTGCGTGAACAAATTGTGCGCATGCCTTGCATCACGCAAATGCGTGTTTACTTGACGAGATTTTATTAAACTATTCCACCATGCCATATTAATATTTATCCTAAGTTATAAACCACGTAGATAATAAAAAAGCAGGAATCGTATGATCCCTGCTTTAATACAAGATACCCAATTACTAGTTTAATTAGCCAGTAACTTGTGTACCACCAATAGCATCTTGAGCAGCTCTTGTAACTGCTTCGCCAACACCACTAAACTGTTCTTCACTACCAAACTGTATAGCGTTGTCATAGCGTATAGTTAATGATGTAGTTACTGCATCACTTGTAGCATATGCTAGTGTGTTGTAGTTGGCTGATTCAATGTAGCAACCTACTAGTTGGAATCTATCAATAATTGACGAACCATTAGCACCATTGCCACCGTCTAAAATTTCAATCTTAGTAATAAATTTATATGTACCGCCTGATACTGCACTAGATTGTTCAAAGAAATCAAACTGTCTTTGAAGCTGTTGACCAATGATTTTTTGCACATTGTTATTAGCATCTTCACGCAATGTAAGTGTAATTGGTTCCCATGTGTGCTTACCTGCAAGATATGTTTTACTGTTGTAAGCATCGATTGTCATTTGTTCAAAAGAAAGGTTTGGACGAGTTACATCTACTACCTGTCTTGTAATTTCACGAATACCATCTGGACCGCCTGTTGTTCCAAAGTTTTCAAATAAAACTCTAAAACGATATTGTAGTTTTGGCATTAGCAAAGAACTGTTGCTGCCGCCGCCGTCTTCTGTTGGTATTGAAATATTTGTTAATGTTGTAATTGGCATTCTTGTCTCCTGTTACAGTAGTATTTATGCATATTAGGGTGGGGTTAATTCCCCACCCATAAAGTACGCATATTATCCTAGAGCTGCAATTTCTCCTGTATTCTTAAGTCTTAATGGAATGTAAATAAATTCAATTGCTTTGACTGGCTCAATTGCAATGTCTAAGTATAACTCATTCCTGTCAATTCTAGCAGGAGTATTGTTTGACTCGTCACATACAACTAAGAAGTCATACAATGCTCTAAGGCCTACTAATTCAATTAACAGCTGATCAGCAGCTGATTTAATCTGATCACGTGTGATCTTATCATTTGGTTCAAACAAGTATGGTCTTGCTAGTAGTTCTAATTGTCCACGTAAGTAAACAACTAAACGTGCTACGTTTACTCTATCTAGTGCAGAAGCATTTCTTGCACGAGTTTTTTGTCCAAATACAACTAATCCTGCACCACTTATAAATGTGATTGGGTTAATTTGATTTGTATATAGTGTATCGCGCTGTCCTGTGTTTAGAGCTATACCTACAAATTCTCCTTCATTATTTACATAACCAGAGCTTGTAGCATTTGTAACTCCGCCGCGTCGTGTTCCTGCTGGTGCAAACCAGGGGAATGCAACTTGGTCATTTAGTACAAGTGTGCGCAGTGCCATATGACTTGGTGGAACAACTACATTGTTACCAAAGTTATCACTTGAGAATCCCCATGGATAATACATTCCTAGATATTCATCTTTTGATACAGCACCTATGTCATTATCCTCAAGTGCGCCTCTAACATTCGATGCCCATTCATTTAATGAAGTAGCGTCTGGTGTTAATCTAGCCGGTGTATCACCTACAACAAATGCTGTTAAGCGTCTGTCATAGTTTAAAGTGATCATTTCACCAATTAGTTCTGGATAACCAGGGCAAGCAATTAAGTTAAACTGACGTGATTCTTCGTCACGTATGTCTTGGTTACTATTTACTAATGATTGTAGAGCTTGTATGACTGATTTACGCTGTGCAAAACGTCCAAATGTACCTGAACCATCTTCGTTGTTACCTGAATCAGTAACCCAACGATGTGGATAGTAATCTGCCATTGGCTGGTCAATTACATCATCTGGATCAGCACTGTTAGGATCGTCGACTTCATAACGACCGTTTGATCCATCTACATCAATGTAATTACGCTCAAAACGCTTAACATTAAATCCGCTTCTACGTGTGTTCCATAACATCATACCTTTTGGATATAGTGCTGGATCTGGAGCATCTGGATCTAGGTAATCATTTACTAGTAACTCGTCAATATCACCTGCTTCGTATGGTCCTTCTGTAGAACCTCCTGTTGTACTCCAACGTGCATCTGCAAATAAGATACCGTTTTCAGTAGTTTGATCTGTTTTGTCAACCAATACAAACTCTTCAGTAGTACCGTTATAACGATATACTAGTGGAAAGTTTTCAAGATCTGCTGTTGAAATCCAAATATCTCCATCAACTAAAGGAGTAGTATCTGATTGTTCTGTTGGCTGTGATGCACTTACAATTGGACCTGCTGGGTCTGTATCAGCATAATCGTCATTGTAATTTTGGTATCCAACCCATGTAGTTCCATTGTTAATCATAATATCAACTTCGTCTACTGTAGAATTATACCAACGCTGTCCTGATGTTGTTAATGCTAGTGGCTCTGTATTAGAAGCACTATAAGTTAATGGCTTCCAGTTTGATGCAACAAAATCATGTGTTGAATCGCCTGTAGCATTATCATATAAGTTTGCAGTTGCAGTTGCTGAATTGCTACCATCTGCTAGTAATGGTGAAAAGCCCATTGTTGTAAGCAATCCGTCTGTATCTGCAATACGGAAATCACCCCCAATTTTGTGTTCAATTACTACTTTGTTTGAAGCATTTACATACGATACTACATTTGCAAATCCTGCTGCGTTAATTGCACCTGCAATTGTGTCTGCATCGGCAGTAGTGCCACCTGCAATAGTTACGCTAATAGTTTTGTTTGTTCTAGTTGCACTATTTACAGTTGTTTCAGCAATGTCAAAATCATAAGTACCAGCAACTAATTGTGTTTCAATTTTTGCTGATGCAATTGAAGTAGCATCATTTGAAACTCTATAATGAATTTTAAAATCTGCAATTGTAGGAGTTTCTTCTTCTACATTTGCTTTGATATACAAATCACCTGCAAGTAAATTTGCGCCACCGCCGGCTTTGTCTAGATTAAATAGTGCTGCTTCGTTGCTTGTGTACATCGGAGCACTAATATTGTTCCAAAGTTGAGTTGCATCACTATACTGCTTAATTCTCCAGTTTGCGCCGCCATTTGGTGTAGTTGTTTTAATCCACAAACTACCAGTTGGTGCAGGAACTGTATCTACAGCTTTGTATTCAGGAACACTTGTGTGAGGTGCAATAGTTAATCTTGGAATACTATATGTGCCATTTTGTATACCTGTACCGCCGTTATCTGAACCAGCTAGCCCTGTTAAAGAACCTTGTCCGCCATTAATAACAATTAAACCGTCGGCAGTTACACCGTCTGAAGCTGCTGTAGAATCACCATAAATTTCAAGAACACCGTCTACTGCTGCTGCACTTACACCTGTTATACCTGCTGTGTTAATATTTCCTGCTAGAGCTGAAATAGTTGTGCCTGCTAGTGTTACAGTTGTACCATTAATAACCATTTCGTCGCCATTTGTAAGAGTTGGATTTCTTACGGTACCTTTTACAGTTGCATGACTAGCTGCCCACTTATCGCTACCAACTTCTACCCATTCGCCTGCACTTACGCCTGTAGCATTTCCTGAAGCTTTATAAAACAAACGATTCATGTCTGATGTTACATCGATTGCATATTCGCCTACAGATCCTACTGCTGCTTTTGGTACATCGTTGCTAAGATCAGTTGCTTCTGTGATTACTCTAATAGTTGTAGCACTAAATGACTGTCCATTAGTAGTAGTTGCAGATTCACCGTTCCATTCTAAAATACCAAATGCAGTATTAACTGTATCAAACCAATACGCACCGTCTGCTGGTTCGCCTCCAGGTGCAGTTGAACTTGCAGTTAGTTCAGATAAGTTAACATCTGCTCTAACAACATATGCTCTGTTTGTTACACCTAAAAGTGAGTATGCTGTGTTTAGACCATATTCATTTAGTTCGCCTGCGTGAATCATGTTTCCGTTGTTATCAGATTCAAATACTGCGTCTCCGAATAAGTCTCCTAATTCTCTTTGACTTGTTACTAAATATGCTTTACCTGCATTCTCAGGTAAAGTGCCTTGAGCAACTCCGCTACCAGATGCCTTTGTTTTGTTTGCAGTTGTTGCAACAAATATAATAGGGACTGTAGCAGCCGCTCCTGGTGTGTAGAATGATTCGTCAATTACATTGACTTCTACGCCTGGTGATACTAATGCCATTTTCTTATTCTCCTATTGGATAGTGTTCTCTACAAGTATTTACCAATAATATTGAAAATCATGCCGCATATAGCTTCAAAAAAGGGACGAAAAAGGTGAGGTAAATACAATATGAGACCATTATGCAAGTGCGGACAGCGTCCTGCCGCTATAAACTATAAAAAAAATGGTAAAACATACTACCGCAAACTATGTGAGGTTTGTTTAAAGTATGGTTTAAATCATGGCATTCCTAAATGGAAGCAAAGAGGATATGAAAAGAAAAACGTTTGTGAAAAATGTGGATTTAGATCTAGCCATGAAGAACAATTTAATGTGTTTCATATTGACGGCGATTTAAATAATTGTCGGCCAAACAATTTAAAAACTATATGTGCTAACTGTCAGCGAATAATTCAAAAGGACGGGGTGCGTTGGCGACAAGGTGACCTACTCCCTGATTTCTAAAAATAGTACGAATTAATACATCAACGTTTTTTTCTAGTCTTTTTAGATCACCGTTGTTGTCAATAGTGTAATCACACATCCATTGTTCAATACTCATTGAACTAGGATCTTCTGTAGGTAAATGATCTGTACGATCTACCCAAATAGCATAGTCAAAGATTTCTTCGTTTTGCATTGCAAAGAATTCTCGCTTGTTGCGCAAGCCGCAATAGATATTGTTTTGTGCAAACAAGTTACGCCCAAGACGTGCTAGATCATCTTTACAATAATCATGAATCATATTGTACCATTCAGTACGATGATTGTGTCGGTCTGCATAACATTCTTCTTCATCTGCATAACCGTACTTGTCTTTTAAATCGTTGAATATAAAAAGTTCTGAACAGAACTTAGAACTAGATTGAAATGTGTAGCCGTATTTTTCTAATAATTCACAAACAGTGTCTTTGCCGTGTCTGCCATGTCCAACTACAAGTAGTTTAGGTAACATATAGAACTCCTATTATTTCTATATATTATAGCAGATTAAAAAAGTTTGTCAACCAATTAAAAATCCGTATCCTGTCCCGCCTGCAACAGCCAACGAAACTTCAGCTTCAAGTTTATCCATTTCGGCTTGTGCTTCTGCTTTTAATGTGTCGCCGTTAAGAGTTGATCCACCTTGAGGGCCTGCAATAGTAGCAAACTTTGAACGTGCTTCGCCTAACATATACTTACAACTTGCAAGTGTATAATCTTTAATCCACTGTACTGCTAGATAATCATTTAACAATTCTGAATCAGGACGATAATTATAGCAATAAAGTAATAGTTCTTCTTCTGCTCTTGGTCGTTGTAGCATAGTAAGTTTCTTACTAGTTGTATTCCATTTAAATTCAATAAATGATCCAAACATACGTCCGACAAGTTCTTGATGCTGCGAGAACAAATCATAAGTTGCTAGTCCGCCCATTTTTGAACTTGAAAGTAGATAAGTGTTTGTATATGCTAAATTGAATGGTTCAAACAATGAGCCGCCATCGCCGCCGCCTGTGCGTGAACCAATTGATCTACGAAAAATTTTACGAACTTCGATAACTTCGTTTGGCAGTACATAATCATTTTGATCAATTTCTGTTGTTAAAAACATATACGATTCTTCAACACTATTATCGCTACGTTGTCTAAAACGAGTTAATGCTTTTGTTAATGCAGTTTGATAATGTATAGGATCGAGTTCAACGTCGACCATGCCGCCTCCTAAGAAGGCATTTACATAGTCAAATATTTCTTGTTTCTGTGTTGCTAAATCTGCCATATAAGTTTCTCCGTATAGTATTTATCGCTTACGATAAATATGTATATGCCAAGACTATCATTATATAAACCAGAACGCGGCAATGACTATCACTTTTTGGACAAACAGATCCAAGAGATGTTTACGGTTGGCGGTACTGATGTAAACATACACAAATATCTAGGACCTAACAATCCATCAGAAGATGATCGTAGTGCTACACAACCAGAATACGATGTAGTAAAAGAAACTAATATTCAAGATTTATTGTTTTTAGAAAACAGAGATAGAAAATACGATCCAGATGTTTATACAACTAGAGGTATTTACAACGTTCAAGATATAGATTTTGATCTAAGTCAATTTGGTTTATTTTTAAGTAATGATACATTGTTTATGACTGTGCATATTAATAGCATTGTTAAAACTTTAGGACGTAAACCTATGAGCGGTGATGTTATTGAATTGCCTCACTTAAAAGACGAATACGCTCTTAATGATTATAGTATGGCACTCAAAAGATTTTATGTTGTAGAGGATGTTAATCGTGCAGCAGAAGGATTTTCGCAAACTTGGTATCCGCATTTATATCGCTTAAAATTAAAGCAAATTTATGATGGTCAAGAATACGCAGAAATATTAGACTTGCCAGCAAGTGAAGATACAGATACTACACTAAGAGATATTCTTAGTACATACGAAAAAGAAATGCAAATATCAAATGCAGTAGTTGCACAGGCTGAAGCAGATGCACCTAAATCAGGTTACGATATAAGTCATTACTATACAGTTGCAACAAATGATGACGGCAGTATTGCATTAAGAACTGCTGATCAAACAGAATTAGATGCATCAAATATTAACACCCGAGCAGACGAAATCACAGATCGTCCAGACAGAGAAGGATATACAGGATACCTTGTAGGTACAGGAGATGTTGCACCAAATGGTGCACCGTTTGGTTTTGGAATTTCTTTCCCGATAGATAATCAAGAAGGAGATTATTTTTTACGTTCTGATTTTCTTCCAAACAGAATGTTTAGATACGACGGTACTCGTTGGGTCAAAGTAAGTGATGATATTAGAATGACACTAAGCAATACATTAGAACGTCAAACATATAAAACAGAATTTATCAACAACACAAATACAAATGAAATTGACGGCGAAGTTGTTGAAGAAAGACAGAGCCTTTCTAAAGCTCTTAAACCTAGAGCGGACAATTCATAATGTTACATTTTTATGACGGACAAATAAGAAGATACACTACTCAAATGATGCGCATTTTGAGTAACTTTCCTGTTAAAGACGGTAAAGGCAACACCAAAGATGTTCCAGTTACCTACGGTGATCTAACAAGACAAGTTGCAAATATAATTAGAGAAAACTCAGAAAACAAATTACCAAGTGCTCCGAGAATAGCAGTATATGTAACTGGTTTAGAATTAGATAGAGATCGATTAACAGATGCTACTTATACAAGATCTGTTAACATTAGAGAACGTGCATGGGACGAAGAAAATCAAGAATACCTTAACTATCAAGGAAAAAACTATACTGTAGAACGTTTAATTCCCACTCCATATATCATGCGTATCAATGCTGATATATGGGCTAGCAATACAGATCAAAAATTACAAATACTAGAACAAATACTTGTGCTGTTTAATCCTAGTTTAGAAATGCAAACTACAGATAATTTTATTGATTGGACCAGCATTACTGTTGTTAACTTAGAAAATGTACAGTGGTCAAATAGAAGTGTGCCTATTGGCGTTGACAGTGAAATTGATATTGCTACGCTAACATTTACTATTCCAATTTATATATCACCGCCTACTAAAGTTAAGAAAATGGGTGTTATAACAAATATTATTACAAGTATGTTTGATGAAAGTAGAGGAACAATTGAAGATGGAGTTAGTGGTCCAGTAAGTAATGTATACAGCGACTTTTTACCTGGAATGGCAGGTGACGATAACAATAGAAAAGCACAAACTGCTGTTGTAGATGAAATGGCCAATGTAAACTATAGACAGTACGGAGTATACCTTAGTTCCGGCAGTGC